CAACAAAACAACAATCCTTTTTAGATCATTTAATATCTTGTAAGGGGGATATACACGCCGCAGGTGAATTAGCCGGTTATTCTCCTTCAAGTGTTTATGGTGCGGTAAAAACTTTAAAGACTGAAATACTAGATATGGCAGAAAGCATATTAGCACAATCAGCACCTAAAGCAGCTTTAAAACTTGTAGATATTATGGAAAGCAACACACCTATCCCCCAAGCCAATATAAGAATACAGGCTGCACAAACTATTTTAGATCGGGTTGGGTTAGGCAAAACAGAGCGGCTTGATGTTAATGTTAGCGCAGGGGGTGGTTTGTTTATACTTCCCGCTAAACAGGAAACTGTTATTGAAGGTGTGTATGCGGAGAACTAGTAGCACTATCCCTTTTGGTTATCGTTTAGATACTAAAAACGAGCAATATGTTGTAGAGATACCAGAACAACTAGAAGCTCTAAATAAAATAATACCTTTAATAAAAGAAAAAACTTTAAGTCTCCGCGAAGGAAGTATGTGGATAGAACACGAAACAGGAAGATCTTTATCACACATGGGACTTAAAAAGATTGCGGATCGTCATGCAAGCTGATTGGGAGATTAATCCCGACAACTATCAAAAAGATGACAAAGGGGATTTTAAATTAAAGGTTGATGGTACTCCCCGAAAAAAAGTAGGCAGAGCTAAAGGATCAAAGGGTCGTGGTTACAATCACCACTCCGAAACAAAAGCTAGAATAGCCGCAAGAAAAGAAGTTAAAAATAAAACAAGAAAATTAAAAACAGCACAAGCTAAAGTAGATAAATATAAAAAGAACATAGATACAACTAAAAAAACTTTAGATAAATTAAAAAATAAAGGACAAGCCAAGGAGGGACTTGTTCTTACCGAAGAACAACTGCAAGCTCTTCCTTCGTTATTAGCAGAAGAAGCTCAAGAAGACGTAATCTTTAAAGCTAACGAAGGCCCACAAGAAAGTTTTCTTGCCGCAGGGGAAACAGACGTTTTATACGGGGGTTCAGCAGGAGGTGGTAAAAGCTACGCTATGCTTGTAGACCCTCTTAGACACGCACATAGGTCTGCTCACAGAGCTTTAATACTAAGACGCTCCATGCCAGAACTAAGAGAGCTTATAGATAAAAGCAGAGAGCTTTATCCAAAGGCATTTCCCGGTTGTAAGTACAGAGAAGTAGAAAAACTTTGGAACTTTCCAAGCGGTGCAAAGATAGAGTTTGGATTCCTTGAAAGAGATGCAGATGTTTATCGCTATCAGGGACAAGCATACAGTTGGATAGGGTTTGACGAGATTACTCACTTACCTACTGAGTTTAGTTGGAACTACTTAGCATCACGACTAAGAACAACTGACTCAGAAATTGTACCTTATATGCGCTGTACTGCTAACCCCGGAGGTGTTGGGGCTAATTGGGTAAAAAAGAGATACATTAATCCTTGTGAGCCTAATGAATCTTTTAAAGGTAAAGATGGTTTAAGCAGAAAGTTTATACCGGCCCGACTACAAGACAATCCGTACTTAGCTAAAGATGGTAGGTACGAACAGATGTTAAAGGCGTTACCACCTACACAACGCAAACAACTGTTAGAAGGAAACTGGGATGTTGCGGAAGGTGCTGCATTTACAGAATTTACATTTGATGAACACGTAATTACTCCTTTTGAAATACCTATAAACTGGGAACGCTTAAAAGGAATTGATTATGGTTATGCTTCCGAAAGTGCTTGTATATGGGGAGCAGTTGACAGGAACGATGGAACTCTAATAATTTACAGGGAGTTGTATCGAAAAAATCTACTAGGAACAGAGTTAGCAACAATGTTAACTGAAATGGAACTAGAAGATCCTTTTTCTATTCCGGGCGTGTTAGATACAGCGTGTTGGAACAGAACAGGAACAACTGGCCCTACAGTAGGAGAAACTTTACTTAGGTCAGGACATAAACTAAGAAGAGCAGATAAAAATAGAATACAAGGAAAAATTCAAATCCATGAATACTTGAAGTTACAGCCGAATGGTAGGCCGCGAATACAAATATTTAATACTTGTCCCAACCTAATACGCGAACTTCAAAGTATTCCTCTGGATAAGAGCAATCCTGAAGATGTTAACACTCACGCAGATGATCATGCTTATGATGCTTTGCGATATTTAATAATGTCAAGACCACGCATTAACGACCCTCTTAGTCGTATGCGAGACATTCAAAGAGAACAAGTCTACGCCCCGGCTGATAGCAGTTTTGGCTATTAGTAAAATAATTTTATAACTCAATCGAGGAAACAATCATGGCAAATCCAGTATATAATGTACGAGACACAGGACGTAATTCTGCAAAAACAGTTGATGTACGAGAGATTGCAGAAAATATTCTTACTTCTATGACTTCAGTAACTACAGCAACTATTGCAGTAACTGACGATACCAACACAGATGTATCTTTCACACAACCCGCTGACACTATTATCAGGAATCTTATTGCTATTCCTGCCGGTAATATTGTTACTGGTGGATCATCAGGCAATGACGTAGATTTTAGTCTAGGTACAGCAGCCGGTGGCGGTCAAATTATTGCTACAGAAGCTATCCTTGACGATGGTGGTTCAGCAGTAACTTGGACAGCTAACGCGCCACTCTATATTATTCAAAACTCTCACGGTCATGGAGCTAATGCTTTTGTAGGAACAAGTGTAACTGCCGGTGTTGTTGGTGGCCCCGCTACTTCAGAAGCTATTGTAATTGCTTCTACATTGTACACCGCTGCTGCGCGTACTCTACACGCTCGCCTTACTCCTATCGGTGCTGACTTAGCTACAGCCGCAACAACTGTAACTTATCTTGTTGAGTTCTTGCACTTAGGGTCTACTCCTGATCAATAGGAAGTTTTAAATGGCAGATGAAAACAGTTTTTTAGATAGTGCTGACACCCTCTACTTTAAACCAGTAGAGGATGAAAGCGGAATGAGCCTTGAATTAGAAGACAATTTAAAATCTACACTTGTCGGATTAATAGAGGATCGTTTTGCTGATGCAGAAACCGCTAGAGAAAGCGACGAAAGACGTTGGATGCAAGCATATCACAACTTTCGTGGACTCTATCCTAAAAATGTTAAGTTTAGGGAATCAGAAAAGTCTAAAGTTTTTGTTAAAGTTACTAAAACAAAAGTTCTTGCTGCCTTTGGACAATTAGTAGATGTTATATTTGGAACAGGGAAGTTCCCTATTGGTGTAAGAGAAACTAAAATACCAGAAGGTGTAGCAACATATGTGCATTTAGACGCTACTCCGGGTCTTGAAACAAGTCAAGCACCTATAGAAATAAAAGAAAAGGAAGAAAATAATCCTTTTGATGTTGGATATGAAGGAGATGGCAAAGTATTAAAACCGGGAGCAACTTTTTCAGGCGAAGGATTATTTGAAGAAGAAGTAAAAAATTCAGATTTAAATATTGTAGACGGGCCATCTCCAAATCCACAAACACTAGAGATATCTCCTGCTAAAGAAGCAGCTAGACAGATGCAAAAACTTATTCACGATCAAGTAGAAGAGTCTAGTGGATCTAGTGAACTGCGTAATTCTCTTTTTGAGTCTGCTTTGTTTGGAACAGGAATCATTAAAGGCCCATTTAACTTTAACAAAACTTTAGGGCGTTGGGTTACTGATGAAAATACAGGAGAAAGAACATATTCTCCTTTAAGTGTAAGAGTTCCTCGTATTGAGTTTGTAAGTATTTGGGATTTCTTTCCTGACCCGAACGCAACAACCATTGAAGAGTGCGAATATAGTTTTCATAGACACAAATTAAATCGATCTCAATTAAGAGCATTAGCAAAACTACCATATTTTGACAAAGATCAAATTCGTGAATGTTTAGAGATGGGTTCTAATTATATAGAAAAAGATTATGAAAACGAATTAAAAGATGACCAACGTGATGAAGAATACGGTAACGGTTTATACGAAGTTTTAGAATATTGGGGCATTATGGATGCCGAATACGCTAAAGAAGTAGGTATGGAACTTCCAGAAGAGGTGGATGATTTAGATGAAGTGCAAATTAATGCGTG